ATGCAGGCGGTTGCGAACAAGAACATCATCATCAACCGTGTCACCGCAACGGCGTGGAGCGCAACCACACTCGAGAGCACCGCCCTCACTGTCACCGGTTCCACCGACACTCCGACCACTGGTGTCGGCCTGGGTGGTACGACCGACAACCCCGGCTCGCTGCCCAGCATCACCGGCACGCTGACGGGTCACACCGACAACCCCGGCTCTGCCGCCGCTATCGGCACCGACGCTGCTGGTACGGCACCGATGAACTACGATGCGATGGTCAACGTACGGTTCTACATCAAGACCTAGGGAGCGCAATGCGACTGCACGTTCTGTCGGTCCCGCACACGAGCACCACCGAAGCGCACTCGTACTGTGCGTTCACGTCCGACGTGCGTGACTTCTGCACGATGATGACGCTACGTGGGCACGACGTGTTCCTCTACGCCGGCCCCGACAACGAGGCGCTCTGCACCGAACACATTCCGCTCGTGACACACGAGTGGCAACTCGAGCACTTCGGCGAGTTCGACCACGGTCGTCTCTTCCCGCACGACATCTTCGCACCGAGCAAGACGTGGAACCGACAGTGGAACATCTACGCCACGGAACAGATCAAGGAACGCATCGAGCCCGGCGACGTGCTACTCACCATCCTCGGCGTCACGTTCGCAGAGACCATCGACGAGATTGCGAAGACGAACACCGTCGCCGAAATGTACGTCGGCTATCCGACCGAGCAACGGCACACGAGATACTGCAACTACGTGAGCTACGCACACCGCAACTACTGCGAGGGCTGGGACCGTCGCTGCTTCCTCGACTGGCCCAACTCGGTCGTCGCTAACCCGTTCCCGCTCCCGAACGACGTGCACTTCAACGATGGTGGCTACCTCCTCTTCGTCGGACGCAAAAACGAATCGAAGGGACTGCACATCGCCAACGACATCGCCATCCGCACTGGCATACCGCTCGTCGTCGCCGGCCAGGGACCGAACGACCTGTGCCGTGCCGCACGATATGCGTACGGCGTCGTTACTGGTGGCGTGAAGAAGGCGCTCATCGAAGGTGCGCACGCCGTGCTCGTGCCATCTATCTACGGCGAGCCCTTCGGCAAGATCGTCGCCGAGGCCAACCTGCTCGGCACACCAGTCATCACGAGCGACTTCGGTGCATTCAGCGAGACCGTCGTGGACGGCTTCAACGGGCAGCGGTGCCGCACGATGCGTGAGTTCCTCGACGCCACACAGATGGCGTTCGCACCGCCCGAAGCGATTGCGCAAGTCGCTGCGAACACCTGGGCATACGACGCCGTTGGCGACGGACGGCCGGGGCTCGAGATGGAGAAGTGGCTCACGAGGCTGACCGCTGACTCCTGGTACGCTGGCTCGTATGGCCCGTAAGGAGATCGCCCTCGTTCCGCTTGCTGCGTTCGCTACGTCTGACACCTCGCTCGGTTACACCAGCCCGGCGGCTGGCAGCGGCGTCGACACCATCACGAGCATTCACGTCGCCAACAACGATGGCTCCGCCCAGACATTCACGATCGCACAGGGCGGCGAGGCCGTGGGCACCGACCAGTGGAAGGCCGTGTCGGTCGCTTCTGGTGCCACGTTCGACTGGAACGGGCGCCTCACGCTGCCTGCCTCGACCACGCTCCACGGGCACGCCAGCTCGGCGAACGTCAACGTGCAGATCAACGGCATTCGGGACTACTAGCCCCTGCGGTAGACTCGTCCCATGAGCAACTCTGCCGTTGGGATCGACATTTCGCACTACCAGCCGGCGATCCCCTCGGGTCCCTGGCTGTTTGCCGTGCACGCCACTGGCGACGGGCTCAACTACATCGACCCGTCGTTCAAGGGTCGGTACCAGGCGCTCCGCATGGTTGCGCCGATCGTCGGCGCCTACCACTACGCACGGCCGGCGCAATCGAACGGCACGATCCAAGCGCAGCACTTCGGCACGCTCGCCATCGCCGCCGGCTTCAAGGTGGGCGTTGACATCTGGCAGCTCGACGCCGAGAGCGGCGAGAACGAGACCGTGAACGGCCCGACGTGGCGCCAGTTCATCATCGACTTCATGGCCGAGGCAACGAGGATGCTCGGCGGGCGTGGCTTCCTCTACGCCGGCTGGCCGTTCCTCATGCAGTTCGGGCTCACCGACCTCGTCTCGAAATACCACTGGTGGCTCCCCGACTACGGCCCGAACGATGGCCAGGTGCACCCGGTACAGACGCCGCCCACGATCTCGGCCGACGTCGTACTGCACCAGTTCACGAGCGCCAACAATCTCGACCAGAGCGTCGTGCTCAACGTGCAGACATGGGACGCTATGTTCACGCCGCCCGTCAACTGGTCGGTACTCGCCGTCATCGCAGCGTTCATCAAGGCGGTAACGCTGCGCCCGCTTCGTGTCGGCGATCGTGGCCCGAACGTGGCGAGGATGAACAACCTCCTCGTGAAGCACGGGTACCAAGTTGCCGGCGACGCCTACGGGCTTCGCTCTCGAGCTGCCGTCGCAGACTTCAAGCGCCGCAAGGGACTGCGCAACCGTGACGGTCGAGTGTGTGGCCGTGCGTGCATTCTGGCACTCTTCAAGCCATAGCTCATGCGAGCCACAACGAGTGAGACCGAGCGGGTACGCCTTCTCGGACAGATGGATCTCGGTGCCTCTATCGAAGTGGGCACTGGCGAGGAGCTTTGGTCCAAGCAGCGCCAGATTGCGACGGCGTGCTCGCAGTTCCGAGCGAAGGTTGCGGTTCCGTCGTGCAACGCTTCGGGCAAGACGTGGCTTGCTGGCCGGCTTGCGGTCGCTTTCTTCAACGCTTATACACCGGGCACTCCGTGCGTGCAGTGCGACCCTACTGGCACTCGTGGTGGGTGTCGTGGCGCCAAGGTCATTTGCACGTCGTCGAAGGAAGGCCACCTTCGTGACAACCTCTTCGGAGAGATCCGCCACAACTACCCGAAATGGCGAGACCGAGGCGTCGTTATTCCTGGCCGTCTATTTGAGGCCGACCTGCGTCTCGAGAACATACCGGGCTCGCACTTCATCATCGGGCAGAGCGCCTCGAGTGCGGAGGGAATGCAGGGCTACCACCAGGCCCACAAACTCATCATCGGCGATGAGGCCACCTCTGTAGACGAGGATGTGCAGCTCGCTATCACACGACTGCTCGCCTCCGCCGACAGCCGCATCCTCCTGATCTACAACCCGACCACGCCCGACACATACGCCTCACGCATGGCGCACGGCGGCGGCTACGAACTCATCAAGATCACGGCGTGGGACACGCCGCACTTCACGAAGGAACACGTACCCGAGGGCTCCAACCTGATCTCGCCCGCATACCTGCAGGACCTCCGAGATCAGGGCGACGGCGAGGGCACATTCACCTGGACGACATCCGTCGAGGCCGAGGACTGGGACCTCGGCGATGACGTTCTAGTGCCCGCCAAGCTCTACGACCGTGCGCTCGTCGAACAGCGCACGCTCGGCACGGGCCAGCGCCAGATCGGCGTCGACATCGCCTCGTACGGTTCCGACGAGAACGTCATCGCCGTGCGTGACGGGATCCAGCTCGTCGATCTCATCCCGATCCCGGCAATGCAGACATCGTCACTGGTGCAGGGACCAGTCACCAAAGCGGTGCTTGACTGGGACCCCGACGTCGTGTGCTTCGACGCTGATGGCGTCGGTGCTGGCGCCGTTGGCTACTTCGAGGACCTGCAGTACATCATGCGCACAGGCGCCACCGTCATCGGGTTCCGAGGCGGCAAGGCCGTCAACCAGCGGTACGCCAACCTGCGCTCGTGCTGGTACTGGATGCTCCGCCGCCGGCTCGAGTCGCAGTCGTTCCAGATCGCCGTGAACGACCCAAAGCTCCGAGAGCAGCTCACCGACATCCACTACACGGTAACCGCCACCGGCGACATTCAGCTCGAGACCAAGAAGCAGATGCGGGCTCGCAGCAAGAAGTCGCCCGACCGGGCAGACGCCGTTATGTACTGCTACGCCTTCGCCGACCTGATCCTGCCCCCAGCCCACGACCGGGGCGACGCCTCCGAACGGGTGTTCGGGGTCACGGACAACTCGGAGGAAGCCATGTGGCGTAGAATCAAGGAACGGCAAAGCCGTCACCGGGCCACGAACCCGGTCCTTGGTGCCCCCGACGATTGGTAGAGACGATGCAACACGAGATCAACGCAAACTGGGTCGTCGCCAAGGGCGGCTGCTACCAGTGCACCAACCCCAACGACGTCATCGTGTTCGACGTCGACATCGAGGGCGAGGGCGTGCTCTGCATCTGCACTGCCTGTATCCTCGACGCTGCGCAGCTCGCTCGAGCGGGTCGTGCACGTATCGCCAAGATCAACAAGAGCGCCGAGCGTGAGGCTGCGGCCAAGCGTGCGCCGAAGCCGGCGCCGGTCAAGGAGAAGGTGTCGGCATAATGACCCTCGTCCTCGCTGCGCTCCTGGCGCTCGCAATCATCCTGCTCGTGCTGCAGCCCGTGCTCATCGACCGGCGCCACCGTGCCACGCTCAACATGGAACGTGCACGTCAAGACCAACTCCTCAACCGGCTCGCCGCTCGTAACCTCACCGAGTACACCGCCGTCGAACAGGCGGTGAGCGTCGCTACTGTGCCGGCGCCGCCCCGTGAACCCGTGCGTCACCTGTACGACCCGACCGGCCTCATCCAGATCGACGGCCCGGCTGATATCGAAGATGACGCTTACGACCGGGCGGGCTCGCTCTAATGACCGCTCTCGAACCGCCGCAGGACACGACGACGCAACCGCAGACGCCCGAGTCCTTCAAGGCCCCCACCGACCCCGACAAGCTCATCACCTGGGCGGAGCGCAAGCGCCGCAAGGGCCGTGCCCGCATGCCCGAGTACCAGATGAAGCTCAACCTGGCCTACCTCATCGGCCAGCAGCAGCTCGCATGGGACCCCGACCGCCGGCTGTTCCAGCGGCCGATCCCCCGCACCGACGATCCGAACGCCCCCATCCGCATCACAGCGAACAAGGTCGGTGGCATCGTCGAGCACTACATCTCACGCCTGACGTCGAACGCACCGAACGCACAGGTGCGCCCCGTCGGCGACACCGAGAAGGACATCGACGCCGCCAAGGCCGGTACACGCATCCTGCAGTCCGAGGAGCGACGGCTGCGCTGGGACGTCTGGGTCATGTGCCACTTCTTCTGGGTGGTCACGCACGGCTGGGCATACGGCCAAGTCATGTGGGACCCGAACGCCGGTGAGGAAGTCGGCACGATCAACGCCGGCTCGACGAACCCGGCGAGCCCCGAGACGCTCGTGCACCAGGGCGAGGTCGCCATCGACTCCGTGCCCGCCTTCGAGCTGAGCGTCGACCCCGACGCCATGCAGATGAAGGATGCCAAGTGGTGCATCCGTACTCGCATGATGTCGAAGGAAGCGGTGTGGGAGCAGTACGGCAAGGTGCCGGTTGGTGCCGAGCCCGTGCGCTCCATCGCTGACGAGGTGTACGCTCTCACCAATGCCTCGAGCCGGGCGAGCGAACAACGAGCTGACACTGTCGGTGTGCACCAACTGTGGCTTCTTCCTTGCCGAGCTGCGAAGAAGGGCATCGTTTTTACGTGGTGCGGCAAGACGGTTCTCGAGGACGTCAAGCCGTTCCCGTATAACCACAAGCGTCTGCCCTACGTGCAGTGGAACCTGCTCCCCGGTATGGGTCGCCGTGAGGGACGCACATGGATGGACGATCTCATCCCCCTGCAGGCTGACTACAACGACGCTCGAAGTCGAGAAGCTGCTATCCGCCGCACGCTTACTCCTAAGCTTGTTGGCGCAAATGGGTCTGTCGACACCACCCGCCTGAGTTCACGAGTCGAGTTCCTCGGCTACAACCCCGGCATGGGCGACAAGCCCACGCTGATGATCCCTGACTCCGGTTGGATGGCGCAGTACGAATCGTCGATGAACCGTGCGCAGTCGGAAATGTCCGACCGTGCCGGCGAGTCCGCAATGATGATCTCCCGTGCGAGCGCCGCCGCCATCATGGCACTGCAGCAGATCAACGACACCAAGGTGTACGTCTCGCAGCGCATGCTCACCGACGCCATCGAAGAGACGTCGTGGCACGTCCTTGAACTGGTCAAGCAGTTCTGGACCGAGGAGCGCATGGTCTCCACGTACTCGGAGATCGGGCAGCTCGAGGTTGCACACTTCAGCGGCTCCGACATCGACCACCAGCTCGACATCTACATGAACGTCGAAATGGGCGAGAAGACGTCGAAGGCTGCAACGATCCAGCTCGGCCTCGACCTCTGGAAGGCGCAGGTAATCACCGACCCACGTCACCTTCTGCGCCTCCTGCAGGTTCCCGACGCCAGCTTCCTCGCCGACGAGTTCAACATCGACGCTCGGCAGGCGCAGCGTGAGAACGAAATGCTCATGCAGGGCCAGAGCGTCGCCATCCACGACTTCGACGTGGACGCCGTCCACATCGTCGAGCACGACAACGAGCGCAAGAGCGAGGACTACGAGAAGCTCGAGGCGATGGCTAACGCTGGCGACCCGCAGGCAACACAGGTGCTCGCCGTGATGAACGCACACGTTGACGCTCACCACCAGCAGCAGGCGATGAAGCAGTCGGCGCAGGCCAAGGGCCAGGGCGCCGGCAAGCTCATCGAGGACATGGCGTTCAAGGACGTGCCGCCCGATGCCCAGCAGCAGATGCTCGTGCAGGCCGGGTTCGACCCGTCGGCGTTCCTCCCGCAGCCGGGAGGGCCGGCCGGCGCACCGAGCCCGAACGCACCGCACCCGAGTGTCGGCGGCGCCGGTGGACTCACCGCCGCAGCGAACGCTCCTGGTGCACACACTGGTGGCTCGTTCGGGATGGCTCAGCTTCAGGCGCACATCGCCAAGCGTGCTGGCATCGGCGGCGGGCTCGGACAGCAGGGTCACGTACCGGGCGTCAGCTCGAACGAGCAAGCTCATCGCACTGGCCAGTAACACGAGTCTCGGCCTTTAGCCGAGTCTGGTAGTATCAGCTCACTCACGACACGGAGGAATCCGCAATGTTCGTATCCAAGTTTACACCGGTGTTCTTCGACGCTGACGACGGTGGTGGCGGCGCTCCCGCCCCGGCGCCGGCACCCGATCCCGGCGGTGGCGCACCGGCCCCCGAGGCCGGCGGCGCTCCGCCGGCCGGTGGCGAGCCCGCTCCCGCACCTGAGACCGAAGCCGTCAACTGGGAGGCTCGTGTTCAGGAGTGGGGCGGCGTTGACGCCGTCGAGCGTGCACGTCGCATCGACGCTGCGCTCGGTACCGCCGAAGGCCAGGAGACGCTCATCCGCCAGGGGCTCGAGCTGCGTGGGTTCAACCAGCAGCAGATCGACGCCTTCCTCGCATCGAACGCCCCGGCGCCCGGCGCTGCACCGCAGGAGTCCATCGAGGACCTGCTCAAGGACCCCGACCGTCAGCTCACTGCCGGTGAGATCCAGCGTGTTCTCGAGGCACGAGACCTGCAGGCTCGCTCGGCGGCTGAGCAGCGGGCGACCGCTGACCGTGTCGCCAACACGATCAACGAGACCGTGAAAGAGCTGCAGATCCCCGACGCCAACCGGGCGACGATCCTCACCATCGCCGACCAGTTCCTCCCGACACCGGGCGTCGTGCCCGACAACCCGGCGCAGATCCGTGCCGCCATCGAGAAAGGTATCGCCGAGTTCGCACGCCAGGTGCGGGAAGAGGCGAAGCAACTCGTCGAAGGCAGGGGCCTCGTGCACTCGCAGCTCCCCACGCCGCTTCCGGCGGCGGGCGGCGGCGGCGGCACCGAGACGCCGGCCGAGCCGACCAGCATCGCCGAGGCCAGCGCACGGGTGCGAGCCCGCCACGGCATCGGCGTTGGTGGCGGCGCCACCTAGTTCGACTTGGGTACTTGCGCGAGCGGATCGCCGCCCTTCGGGGCGGCGTTTTGCGTGATGGGTCAAACACTCACGAACGTGTGTTCGGTAGAGTGTCTCCTATGACCGCAGACCTCACCGCATACGACGCCGACATGAAGGACAACTACGGCCCCGGCCTGAAGAACGCCCTCAACAACCAGCACAACGTGCTGAACGAGGTGCCGATCAACACGCAGGACATCGTGGGTCGCCAGGCAGTCTGGGCGCTGCACTCCACTCGCTCTGCGAGCACCTCTGCTCGTGGTGAGGGCGGCACGCTGGCGTCGGCCGACTCGCAGGGCTTCAACCAGCTCTCCCGCAAGCTGGTCTTCAACTACCACACGATCAAGGTGACCGGCCCGGCGCTGCACCTGACCCAGGGCGACGAGGGTGCGTTCGTGCGTGCGCTCGAGACCGAGCTGAAGGGGGCCGAGTCCGACATCAAGAACGACCGTGCCCGCCAGCAGTTCGGCCAGGCGCTCACCGACGGCACCAACCTGCAGTCGGGCGTCATCGCCGACGTCGTCGGCGACCCTGGCACGGGCACCACGGTCACGGTCTCCGACCAGACGAAGGGCGAGTTCCGGTTCTGGTTCCAGAACATTCGGATCGACTTCATCGACCCGGCGACCGGCAACCCCCGTTCGAACACGCCGGCCGGCGGCTACAAGGTCACCGGCACCGACCCGGCGGCGAAGACCCTCACCGTCTCCTCGGCGATCGACGCCTCGGTTGCGGACGAGGACTACGTCGTCCGGTACGGCAACTTCGGCAAGGAGATCGACGGCCTGCGCCAGCTCGTCTCCACCAACAAGTACGCCGGTGTCGACCCGGCATCGGTCCCTTCGTGGGGCTCGGTGACGGACGGCTCAAGCACCACGCAAATCTCGGAGCTGATCCTCAACGAGGCGTCCGAGAAGGTGCAGACCGACGGCAACGGTGCGGTGCCCGACATCTGGATTGCGGAGTTCGACCAGCGGCGCAAGCTCGCTGCGCAGCTCCAAGCCCAAAAGCGGTACGACGGCATGCAAAAGACGCTGCAGTCGGGCTGGAAGGGTCTCGACATCGCCGAAGGCACGCTGGTCGTCGACCGGTTCTGCCCGACCAACGACATCTTCGGCGTCACGACTGCGGACCTCGCCCGCTTCGTGGCACTCGACTGGTCGTGGGACGACGACTCGGGCTCGACGCTGTACAAGGCGCTCGACGACTCCGACGCCGTCCAGGCCCGGTACCGTGTGTACGACCAGCTCGCAGCGACGAACCGCAACTCGCACTGCCGACTGACGGTGAGCACGCCCGCCTTCTAGGCGTCCGACACCAGACCTAACGACGACCCCGCCGGCACAACCGGCGGGGTCTTCCGTTGCGGCACTATGGGGTCATGGCAGCGTTCAAACAGTCGAGCGGGAAGTGGATCCAGGGAGCGCACCTCCGCAAGGGATCGTTCACGAAGCAGGCCAAGTCGGCCGGCATGGGCGTACAAGAGTACGCCACGAAGGTCCTCAAGCCGGGCAGCAAGGCGAGCACGCTCACGAAGCGCCGGGCTCGTCTCGCCAAGACCTTCAAGAAGATGGCGAAGTAAGTGACCACCTCAGCCGGGCGAGCGGCGATGACGGCACTTGCCGTTGCAGCGGGCATCACCATCGACGAGATCCTCTCAGTCAGCTACGACGGCAACATCGCCACCGTCGTCTACGCACCGCCCAACGCCGTCACGCCAACGAAGTTTCAGCCGTTGACGCTGTACCTCGATCTTCGTACATAGAAAGGAGGGGCATGCACGGACACTGGGATTGGACCCTTTGGTTCGAGATCGGCACTGCGATACTGGCCGCAAAGGTCGTCGTAGCAGCGGTCGCCAAGGGACTGTCGTAGGACAACCACCGGCGCAAAGCAGCGCCGCATACTGGTGGTGCGGCGATCCCGCATCCCATAGGCAACGAGGGCGGGGTCCATGAGGCCCCGCCCTCCCGACGAGTAGACTGGACCGTCATGGGACTCTACCGATTCGAGCCGGGCACAGGACTCGTGCATGCTGGCGCCGACGAGCTTCACCACAAGCTCAAGTACGGCGACGGCATCTTCTGGGCAGGCGACCCACGTCTCGAGCTGGGCATGGAGACGCAAGAGGCCAAGCAGGGCGGCTGGATTGAGGAGCTGGGGCGCTATGTACGCAAGGGTCAAGTTCTCGCACGGCGCTACGCCGTCTACCGGCACAACGAGGACGGCACGTTCCTCCGCATCGGGCACTGGCGTCTCGATGAGTACGACCGCATCCTCATCGACATCGCAGGGTTGCGTGCTGAGTCGCCGAATCATGAGCAGACCTCGGACCTGATCGACAAGGCGAATGAAGCGGCCGAGAAGGCGACCACCGACGCATACGTCGGCGTTGGCGCCGACATGCTCGAGCACCGCATGCGCATCTGGCACGACACTACGCAACCGAAGAACCGATTCCGTGGCATGCCCGGCCTTCGTGACACCGTGAAGCCCAAAGCTCGTGTCACGAAGGAACAAGTGGCGTCGTAATGCCTGGGACCGAGGGCCTCGCGCCCACACTCGTTCAGAACTTCGCACCCG